ATTATAGTCATTTAAATACTGTCTCCATCTATATAACCTTCTACTGTGTATGGAACATCCCAATAATAGTTATATGCCACTGTTGTAAATACATACTCAGGAATTGGTCTAACGAAAGGCACTGAGATTTTATCAGAATGTGCCTTTACAAAATCCTGTGGATGGCGATGTTCGAAATCATCAGAACATACAATGAAGCCATCCCATCTCTGTTTAGCTTCATGTGCTTTAATTTTTTTAGAACATACATCGCACACTACATTGAATTCACCCGATATATAGTAATTCTTACCACCCATATAAATTCCTTTTACTTAAATTCTCTTTTGCTGGAAGATATTGTAAATTGGTTTCTATATGCAAACCAGATGCACCAACACCACGCAAAGGGATTATATGATCTACATGATACCCACTTGGACAGCTAAGATAAATCTGCTTAATTTTATCTAGATCCGCCCAAACTGGGGTACGCTTATGCTTAGATGCTCTGTAAGTAGAGGCCCGAAAAGCATCATACTGTAGATTATTTTTTCTCCAAGTACGATTAGTTTCTAAAGCTCTCTCACGATTATTTCCCTTGTTTCTCCAATTTTCTGTATAAACCTTTTGCATCTCTGGCTTAACGTGTTTTTTATTTGCTTCTAGCAAACAAGGTTTACATCTGGAGGCAACTCCAGTAGTATAATCAAGTTGCTTGATTTGCCATACTGGTGCAGAAGAAGGTGAGCCAATAGAAGCTAGTCCGACATAGGCAAGAGTAGAACTAGCTTCCACATACTTTAGAGCTAGATTTCTATCAGTAGTCTGCTCTAATGATACGCCCATATCAAGCCATCACAGAACGTAGTTTGTTGAGTTTTTCGTTATACTCAGTAATCATTGCACCTAGTTGAACCTTTTCTTCAGTAAGAGCATCTTCCTTCTTACGAAGTTCTTTCTCACGTGAAGCAAAGGATTGAGAAATTGCTTCTGCCTGAATTAACTTAGACTCAGCTTCTTGAAGTTTGGCAGTTGCCTTATCAAATAGTTGATCAGCACTTGCTTTCTTAGCAACTAGAGCAGCTACTTCCGCAGCTATTTCTTCTTGTCGTTGTGCATCTGACTGTTCAACTTTTTGTTGGAAAAGTGCGCGTTCTTTATCTAGTTGCTTGCGAAGTTGGTCAAGCTCAGACGCCTTACCAACAGTTTCAATAACTGCATTCAGACGATCTTGTTCAGCTTTAATCTCTTCTAGAAATTTAGCATACTTATCTGGATTTTTAACAAGGTCCAGAAACTCAGAGATAGATTGGATATTCATTAACGTACACCTTGTAGTAGGGTAACAGTAGTACTACCAGTACCGGCAGTATTGTTAATACGAATTGCGCGAATGGGAACAATATAGTTACCATCCTTATTTGTAGTTTGTGCAGTTAGCACTGAATGCTTAAATGCAGTTGGAGTAACTGCTGGATCGAACACATCATCAAAAGTGTGTTCAATGTCGTAGGTAACTGTCCCGTTAACTACAACACCAAAGCCAACATTAAAGGGACTTTGTTTATAGTCTAGAGGAATCCACGCCGTTTGTCCTGTACCCGTAATACTAAAAATCTGTGGGCGCATATAAATCCTTATAAAAATAAAGGGAGTAAATTGCGATTAAACAACTTACTCCCTCTAGGGTGTTACAGAGTTAGACCCTGTGGAGGAATGTAATATTCCACTTTAACAATAACTGGGTTCGTTAGAGTTGCACTAGCCTTTAGATAAACAGTCTTATCCGCAGTTAGCTGAACACCAACACCGGCACCAGTAGCAGCACCAGATACTGCATAACCAGTAGAGTTGGGAGCAAAAGCACTCAGTAGTTCAACACCACCGTTGGTATAACCAACGTTGATAGTCTGAGTAGCATTCGCACCAGCACTAACGGTATATACACCAATAGGCACAGCATACTTAGGCAAGACGAAAGCGGCGAAACCTGTTGAACCATCTGCTACTTCAAGGATACCCACCTTTACAAGTGGGTCCCTTGCCGCAGGAGTGGTAACAGTTACGCCGGCAGGACCGACGAAGTTAGCTGCCATTATGCACCAGCACTACCATAGATAGCACGTGGGTCAGACCAACCGAAGGAGTAACGAGCAGTTGCCTTGAACTTGGCGTTCTCGGTATCGAAATCGTTATCCATTTCGAAAGCATCACCACGACGCTCGAAATACTTGATACCATCCTTAACGTTGGTACGAATGAACCAAGCATCAGCATCAGTTAGATAGTGATTGATGGTAACATTGCTAAATAGACCCATGTCCTTGAGAACGTTCGGATCATTTAGATCAGTACCAACACGACCATCAGCACCAAGAATGCGCTTGACTTCAAAAGTCTGTTGATAAGGAATAACAAGTTGTTGAGGACGAGCAGCGATCAGAAGACCACGATCATCACGGAAACCTGCAATATCAATAACAGCCTGCTCAAGAGCAGCTTCTGATAGGTCAGCAGCAGTAGCGATCTTGTTAGAGAAAGTACCACCAGCAACGTTTGGATGAGAAGCGGAGATTAGTTCAACACCATCACCACCCTTATAGGCAGAATCGAATGCACGATTGTAAATATTCGCACCAACGATTTCCTTGGTTTGACGCATTGAGCGGGCAAGAGCCTTAGCCTTTTGTGCACCAACCTTACCATACTGGTCATCTTCAAAGATTTCACGAGTAACGATAAAACCAAGAGCATACACAACATGGTTGTATCGTGAGGTGAAGCCTTGACGCTCAGTATCATATTGGATTGGAGCGCCTTCGTTCTTAACAGCCGCTAGGCCAAAAGAACTTAGACCGAGGTCTTCTTCATAAGCACGATCAGAAGAATTCTTCTCGAAGAGCTTATCCCATTCAACTGGGTAGTCCGCGTACTCTTTACCATAAATGGAATTGAGGCCGGGCCAGAGTAGTTTTGCAAAACTGGAACTAGTAATAATACCTGACATTTTCTATACCTTTCTATTAAACGCCTACAGTACCGACAGACTTGTACTGATGGTTGTTGATTTGAACTAGAACTTTAGTATAGTTGCCAGTTACTTCGTTATCAATCTTCTTGCTCACACCAACAATCTTAAACGGTAGAGTTGCAGCAGTACCCTTATCAGACATATTTAGTGAGTGGGCGGAGTTACCTGTGGTGGTAGAACCGGAGCCAGCGAAGATGTTTGCATTTTGACCAACGTCTGCGACAGCGAAGGAGTAAGCAGAACCGGCAGCGGTAGCTTCAACTTCATAGATTAGATCGGGAGAATCTGCAACGAGAACGTACTGTTCAACAGAACCGGGACGATATACAGGAGTATCAAGAGAGATACTACCAGCAGACATGCGACCTTCAACTGGATCGAGTTTGGTATTGATAATACCAACAACGACGCCAAGAGCAGGTTGACCAGTACCAGCAACACCAGCAGCATGTGCAGTTACATATTGAATACCAGCAGCATTACCATCAGCAGCGAGTTTAACAACATCGCCTACGAAAAGTGCAGTGGAGTCACCAGAAGCGACACCATAAATGTTAGCTTGGCCGTTATATGGGGCACCAGTAACATGTTTAACGGGACGAAAACCGTTAATTTTGGAAGTATTTGCCATACTTATATTTTCCTTTGAGGTTAATAGAAGCTAACCTCAGAGCATTAGGTAATATTTAATTTACCGTACATACCTTGAGAAGCTTCTTGTTTCATTGCCTGCTCAGTGTCATTAATTTGAGCAGCCTTTGCAGCTTGATCTTCTTCATAGTATTCTTTCTTAGTACGCATTAGGTAAGAAACAGTACCATCATTACTAGTAACCCGTTTACCGGAACCAATATCAGAAGGATCAAACACACGAGAATCTCCAACAACTAAATCAGAGTCTTGAACAAACTCATATCCAGCGGCTTGGAAATTAGCAATACGACTACCAGTGTCATTAACGAAACGATAGACATAGTTGGGGTCTTTCTCCCCAGCGATGGATTGCGGTCCACGCTGATTCAACGATTTACGCGCTACGCGTTCTTTAGTAACTCGACTCATTATTTGACACCTCTCATTTGCTTAACTTGTGCAATATAATCTTCTTTGGACATAACACCTGCACGAACGAACGTATTCATTACTTTACGTTCTTCATCGGTAAGTTCAAACAAACTCTTGTTAGCTGCCCCTGTACTGGCCCCTTCAACTGTAGAAGGTTTCTCTCTATTAGGATTTACGAACTTAGTTGAGAACCGAGTTCGCACTTCCTTTGTTACATACTGAAGAACTTCTTCAGGATCAATGCCCGGATTGCTTGCAGCATAACCGGCTCCCAAAGTGTCAGCATATTTACGCATTTCTGCATCCTTTTCATACCACTTATTCGCAGACACCCAGTTAATGAATCGCGGATCGGGTTGATTAGGAACATTTTGTTGTACAACCTCACGAGCTTTTTGTTCAGCTTTGAGGTCTGTTAGTAGTTCAGTAGTTTCAAGATAACCATCTGAATTGCCTTCTTCTAGATGCTTCTTTTGAAGCGCCTTCAATTCAGTCAATGCACGATTATACTCAGTTTCACGAACCTTGGTATGATGATCTTGAAGCATCTTAAGTGCCTTGCGGGTTTCCTTAAGTTCCTTACCCATGTGATCAATCTTACCAAACAACTCACCACGTTCTACAAACTCTTTAGCAGGACGCCATTTAGTTGGATCACCTTCATACTCTTCTTTAGGTTTCCAACCCTGTTCACGGGCCTCTGCTTCAATCGGGTCTACTTGTGGAGTAGACTCAGGAGTTTCTACAACTGGGGTATCAGGTACAACTTCTGTTTGAACTGCTTGTAGTTCTTCACTCATTCTTAGTCCTCAATCTTTGCGAGAATATCTATATCATTCACTAGGACAAACTCAGTCCCATCCTTATCTTTAATGACCTTGCCGCTGTAACGTGCGAAGGAGACTCGATCACCGCCTTTCAGAATCGTTGGGTCACTGCCGTAATCAATGAAGGCGCGAGGCCCAACTGTAACAACGGTTCCATACTCAACTGCTTTACGTTCTTTCTCAGTTACCATATCAGGAATCACGATCCCACTAGCAGTCTTAGTTTCCACTTCATCTGGCTTAATGAGAATTGTATGTAGGAGGGGAAGAATCATTCTACACCCTCCAGATCATCAATTCGAAAATCTTGAATCTCTCGATACGCTTGAATCAAACCACGGAGATAATTATCCTGATTTGCATTCAGACCTGCTTGAACGGATAATATATCCTTTGCGCCTTCGATACGTTCTTGGGCAGCATGGAAGAATGCTTTGGTTACAAAGTCACCCTTCCAGTTTTCAAAATCACTTTGACTTGGAATTGCCATTCTGGTTTGCCCTCTTCTTTAGAGTTTGTTGTTGTGTTTTTGCAGCTTCGGCTTGATGCTGCATTTGTTGCTGATGAGACATGGCTTGTGTAGCCATATTCATTTTGGCCTGTTGGCCTTGGATTTGCATTTTCTGTCCAGCTTCAGCTTGAGACAGATGTGCTTTTAGAATAGCTTCCATTTGCTTGGCCTAATGCAGCTAACATTAAGTATCCACTTCTTGCTACTGCTGCCATGCAGTTTGCCGCCCGTGCATATCCTACACTAGTTCCTAGTGATGGTAAGATTGTTAAGTGTCGTGTTGTTGGGTATGATATGGATGGTCAGAAGGCTGCTCGTGCCCATCGCGTTTCTAAGCACATGTCTTATCAACTTCTTGATGAGATGGACGACTGGGAAGAAGACATGGATCG